CTACGATGGTACAGGATCTACCAACAGTGATAAATTACTGTACCGTATCAACAAGGCCAACACCAGTCTATCATTTACAGGCACCATTGCTGGTAATACCAGTGCCAGCAACAAGGAATTGTTTATTGGAAACGATGAAGGCGGCACCAACGGATTGGCAGGTAATGTAGCAGAAGTAATTATGTTTAGTAAAACACTGAACAACATTGAGTACAGGAACGTAGAAAACTATCTATCAACCAAGTGGGGATTGTAAACCATGGCAACTAGTGCAAATACTACACCCTACATACACCCTTTCCCCAACTATCAACTAAATGACCTGCATCAAAGCATGGAATACAATGCTGCTGGTCAGCCTATTATACGCACCGGAGTGGGCAGTATAAATGCACTCAGTGCGTGGGGAGAAAATTTAACTGTAGCTCTACAACCAATTTTGCAATTGGATGCACTATACGGCTTGGACGCAGATAGATTTCAAACCTACGCCGCCGGCGGCGGAACTGCGGTGTCTAACAGTGATGAGATGTTTGAATGCACTTCAAGTGCCACACTCTACAGTTATGGTGTGCTACGTTCAAGGCGTTTTTTAAGATATAGAGCAGGACAGGCCAATATGGCACGTTTTACTGCCATGTTCAGCGGCACAGCAGGCACCAGTCTTAGAGCAGGACTGTTTAATCAAGAAAGTGCACTGCAGGTCGGTGTTAACAATGGACAGTTCGGTGTGTTACACTTCTATGGTGCCAGAGCAGAAATCAGACAACTCACTATTGCAACAGCAAGCTCGGGTGGTACAGCCACTGTGACCGTAAACAGTGTGGCCTATAACGTCACATTGGTCAATGGTGAAACCGCAATTCAAACAGCAGCACGTATTGCTAGAGAATTAGACGGTGTGGCCACTGGCTGGATCGTAGAATCCAAAAGTGCTAAGGTAGTGTTTTTAAGTGAGGCTACCGGTCCTTTAGCCGGCACTTACAGTTATTCTTCCACAGGCACAAGCACAGGCACGTTCAGTCAACTAGAAGCCGGAGTTGTGGGCACAGAAAACTGGATTTATCAAAGTGATTTTAGCCTAGATAGTTTGGACGGCACCGGGCCCAGTGGTATGACCATTGATACAACAAAACTCAATGTGTTCCAAATTGATTTTAGATGGCTTGGCGCAGGCAGAATAAGATTCAGCATTGAAAACAGTCTGACCGGTGGCATAATGCCATTTCATGAAATCAGTTGGAGCAATGAAAACACTTTACCCTGGAGTCATAATCCCAATTATAAAATAGGCTATGTGGCCTACAACATTGGCGGCTCAGAATCGGCTTGGGTGCGTGGTGCTTCCATGGGCTGTTTCAACGAAGGCTTTACTACCAAAAACGACTATACCAGAAGTTTCAGTAACTCAAAAAGCAGTTTATCCAGCGGCACTATACATCAACTGTTTTCAATTCGCAACCCAATCACTGACAATGAAATCATTAACACCAGAGAAATCATTATACAGGATGTTTCGGTTGCACACCAAGGCAACGACCCTATAGAAATATTGTTATTTCTAAATGCCAATTTGGCCACAGGCACACAGACTTACATAGAACTGCCGGAAGCCATTCCCACAGTCAGTACCACAACAGGCACATTTACCACCACCAACAACACACCAGTAGCCAGTTTTGTTGCTGGCATTAATGGATATCAACAATACAATTTGGAACCATATAGAATCACTGTGGCTGCTGGAGATTTTGTGTCGGTGGCAGTGCGATCTGCACAGTCAATTAGTCAAATTGCTGGTGCCATAGTTTGGATAGCAGACTAATTGACTATTCACGGTTTTTGCTGTATAATTACAATTAATGTTTAATACTGTACAAGACGCAGTCCTCGGTTTACTACCTCCGAAACGACGTCGTAGCCAAAGTGGTTGGTTAAGTTTCAACGCGGTCTGTTGCAGTCACAGAGGTGAATCAGCAGACACACGTCAACGTGGTGGTGTAATGACACAGCCCGATGGTGCAGTCAGTTATCACTGCTTTAACTGTCAGTTCAAAACTGGCTACAAGCCAGGAGCGCCTTTGGGATTCAAATTCCGACGTTGGCTCAAATGGTTGGGCGCTGATGATGCAGAAGTAAACCGTTTGGTCATTGAAGCACTGAGAGTCAAAGACTTGGTGCAGCCAGAGAGCCAAGAGCCCGAACCCATAGACATAGAATTTGAAGCCAGACAGTTGCCCAGTGAAGCCAAAAGTTTTATGGCCCTAGCAGACTTTTATGAACTCAATGAGTGGCGTGATGTGCCCACAGCCTACAAAGACAGTGTGGCCTATGTACACAGTAGAAACATAGACATGCAACGCTATGAGTTTTACTGGACTCCGGCAGTAGAACACAAACTCGGCCATAGAGTCATAGTGCCGTTTTACTATAAAAGAAAAATTGTGGGCTGGACTGCTAGAGCACTTAACAGCGGTATAAAACCCAAGTACCACAGTGACCATCCCAGCAACTTTGTGTTTAACTTGGACCAACAACTGTACGACAACAAGTTTGTCATAGTCTGTGAAGGCGTGTTTGATGCACTAGCCATAGATGGTGTGGCAGTGTTGGGCGCAGACATCACAGAGACACAGGCAGAACTGATTGAAAGTTTAGGTAGAGACATAATCGTTGTACCAGACTGGGACTCTGCAGGCAGCAAACTCATAGACAGAGCTGTAGAGTATGGATGGGCGGTAAGTTTTCCCTTATGGAGAGAACAGGCCAAAGACATCAGTGAAGCAGTTGCCAAGTATGGAAAACTGTATGTGTTAAAAGACATATTAAATAACAAACAGACAAACAATCTTAAAATAAAAATAATGAGTCGTCAATGAGCAAAGAGTATACACCAGAACTACAGAAACTATTTTTAGAAATGGTCATGCAAAATCCTGAAAGTTATTTGAGGGTGCAGAACATTTATAACTTTGAAAACTTTGACAGAACACTACGCAGTGCTGCCAAGTTTATCAGCGAACACGTCAAAGACCATAACGCCATGCCCACTGCTGAGCAGGTCGAAGCAGTGACACAGGTACAGTTACGACCAGTACCAGACTTGCAGGACAATCATTATGATTGGTTTATGACAGAGTTTGAAGGATTTACTCGCAAACAGGAACTGGAGCGAGCAATTCTTAAATGTGCGGACATGCTGGAAAAAGGTGACTATGATCCAGTAGAAAAAATCATCAAAGACGCAGTGCAGATCAGTCTGACCAAGGACATGGGCACAGACTATTTTGAAGATCCCAGAGCCAGGTTAATGAAGATCAAAAGCAACAACGGACAGGTAAGCACTGGCTGGCCCACAATGGACAAACGTTTGTTTGGTGGTATGAATCGAGGCGAACTCAACATCTTTGCAGGTGGCTCGGGTAGTGGTAAATCGTTGTTTATGCAGAACATTGCTATTAACTGGATCACACAGGGACTGAACGGTGTGTTCTTAACACTGGAACTTAGTGAAGAACTGTGTGCTATGCGTATGGATAGTATGGTAGCAAATGTCAGTACTAAGGAGATTTTCCGAGACTTAGACACTATCGAAATTAAACTAAAGATGGTGGGCAAGAAGTCTGGTAAAATGCGTATCAAGTACATGCCAGCACAGAGCAACGTAAATCAAATACGTGCTTACCTAAAAGAACTGGAAGTGCAGACAGGACAGCGAACAGACTTTATCATGGTAGACTACTTAGATTTGGTCATGCCAGTCAGTGCCAAAGTGTCGCCCAATGATTTGTTTGTTAAGGACAAGTATGTATCGGAAGAACTTAGAAACTTGGCTAAGGAGTTTAACATCTTAATGGTAACTGCAAGTCAGTTGAATCGTAGTGCAGTGGAAGAAATTGAATTTGACCATAGTCACATCAGTGGTGGTATCAGTAAGATCAATACTGCTGACAACGTGTTTGGTATCTTTACAAGTCGTGCAATGCGTGAGCGTGGTAGGTATCAGATACAGTTGATGAAAACTCGTAGTTCAAGCGGTGTAGGACAGAAAGTAGACTTGGACTTTGACCTAGAGTGTTTGCGTATCACAGATCCAGGTGAAGAAGCACAGGGTACTCCGGGCAGTTTGAAGCCACAGACCGGCAGTATCATGGCACAGATCAAAGCCAAGAGCACAGTAGACGAAGATACTGATACAAAACCACAACGTGCTACAGGAACACCTGTGTGGGAACAACAACCTCAGGTAGCAGGTGAAGCACAGAGTACAAAACTCAAGCAGATGTTAGCAGGGCTTAAAAAGTAGAATAATGTTAAGATATGAAGACATAAAACAAGTCCATTTAGAAATTTCTTCACTATGCAATGCTAGGTGTCCTTTATGTCCTAGAAATTTTCGTGGCTATAATTATAACGATGGATATATTGAAAGGAATCTAACGTTAGATGACGTAAAAAAAATATTTCAAGTTGACTTTTTAAAACAATTATCTAAAATACGAATTAACGGGAATTTTGGAGATATCGTTATGAATCCAGAAGGACCAGAAATTGTCAAATATTTTAAATCTGCTAATTCTAAACTTCAAATTACTATAAGCACTAACGGAAGTGGCAGATCTAAGAATTTTTGGCACCGGCTTGCTGAAAATGCAGAGATAGATTTTTGTTTAGATGGGCTAAAAGACACTCACACATTGTACCGGCAAAATACAGATTGGAAAACTATTATAAAAAATGCACAACATGTTATTAAAAACAATGGTGTAGCCAACTGGAAATTTATTTTATTTGACCACAATAAACATCAAGTCGAAGAAGCAAAAAAACTAGCAATGGACCTTGGATTTAGACAATTCAAACTCGTCGATCATGGAAGGAATACGGGACCCGTTTTTGATAAAAAAGGAAATTTATCGCATGTAATTGGAAATTATAAAGGAGAGACTAGTTTTCCAATTTTGTTTCATAAGAAAAAAACAGACATGGTTCTTGTTGAAGATATTATAGAAAACAGAGAACCAAAATTTAATATAAAATGTCAAACAAAAAAAGATTCAGAAATTTATATAACATCAACTGGTGAAGTTTATCCTTGCTGTTTTACAGGATTTAGTCCTAGGACATATGGGCACGGAGAATATCATGAAGCCGTTAATCAACAGATAAAAGATTTGCTACCAAAAAATAATAATGCTTTAGAAAATACATTAGAGGAATGCGTTAGTTGGTTTAATAAAATTCAAAATAGTTGGAAAATTCAGTCATATGAGCAGGGAAGACTTATTGTTTGTGATGATAATTGTGGATTATGATACTAAATATAACTAATCCGGAGTGAATTAGTGCAACGCAAGACTCGTAGCATATTAGAAGAATTAGACACCTTTAGATCGCCTAAAGACCGTGAAAATCTAATAGAATCACGTGCAAATCACGTAATTCAGGGTGCTATCAACCTCATAAATTTCATTCGTGAAAACTATGACGCCACTCAGTCTGAAGAGTTAGAACGTAGATTGCTTAACAGTATCAGAGCACAAGATTCTTCCAAATTCAGCCGTGGCGTAAAACGTATCAAAAATGAAAATTAAAGACGTTATTGTAGAACAGGGTGTAGGTCAAGAACTGTGGCGTCGAGCTACACTGCGTCCTGAGCAAAAACGGGAACTCGAGCAACTT